ATCGACAGGATCCGCAAGTAGGTCGCACAGCCATTCCTCCAAGAATAGGTCGCTGGTTTGTTCGTCGATTACTGGTTTCATCTTGTCCTTCCCATTCGTCTATCAAAACGGATGCGTCAGCCTGGATTTGCTTTGCAAGACTGACAACGCAGTCCAGCTCCACTATGAATCCAGCACATTGCTTTTGCAATTCGCCGACGTTTAATTGAATGCTGGTAATTGATTCTCCGACTTGTAGTGTCATGCAATGAGCGCCTGTTTCAATTGTGATTCCTTCATGCTAAAAATATCCTCCGAATTGAAGATCTTCTCAATCCAAGGTCGAACCCATAAATAGGTCGTCCCGACCTTAGCGTTGCGCTCAATCAGGTTCTTGGTCGTGAGTTTAGCGTTGCCAAACGTAACCCATAGATGCGGAGTCACGTAGTGCGGCACGTACATCGCATCACCCAGAAAGAACACCGGCTGCACGTCCGGGTGGAGCTTCTCGTTGTCCTCGCCGCGGTAGACAAATCGGCCATTAGTAAATTCCATCAATGCTCTCCAGGGGTTTTCCAAGGGTTCTGAGAACGACGCAATATTCTGGCTCGCGATTGCTGGCACGACCATTGGCGTCGAAATAAACGTATCGCTTGCGACTGGCGCCGTCGGTCTCGTCAATTCGCCGCCCAAGTCTCCCAACACGAAAGCCCTGACGCAGCTTTGCATCAATGTCTTTTGAGCTTAAACCCGGAAAGTATTCGGCGCATTGTTTTGACGTCATTGATCCATGATTGGCAATGACTTGTAGCGGATCTAATTTAATTTCCATTTTATTACTCCTTAAACATCAAAAAGGAATGTCGGAATCGGCGTCATCCTCAAAACTCGGTGCGCGGCCCTGTGGCGCGTTTTTCATCCGAGCTGGTAGGGTAGCCTCACCTGCCTTCTGAAAGCCGTTCTGGTGGCCGTCTGGATGCCTTTTCGGGCCATGATCGACCGCGGTTGTAGGTTCGCAAGCGTTTCCAATCGAAATTGCAGCGTATTGCATCCCGCTGGCAGCGGTTTTGATCGTCACGTCCAGCCAGTGCATCGAACCGTCTGGCAGGCAGATCCGTCCCTTGTAATCGGCGTGCCAGTCCTCGACCTTTTTGTCATTCGGGAATGCAGCGCCCTTGCCAACTTTCTGCTCGTAATTGCCTTTGGCTGCGGTTGGTTTATTCATTTGATTCACTTTAGATTGTTTCTCAGGATTTGGTCAGTCACAACTTCGGAAAGCAATTCCTCCATTGTTTCAACCTCGGGTTGTTTGGCATCAATTCGGCGTCTGATAACCGATTCAATTGCCTTCTGCATTTGCGCCGACGTCATGTCCAGCGCAATTAACTTATCGACCGTGTTGCCACTTATTTGAGCACCTTTTATTTTTTTCAAACCTCCTCTTATTTCTTTAGTAAAATTAAATATAGAGTCATTCATCTTAGTCTAAGCTCCAAATCTAAGATCTACATCTAAGCTCTCTAAGTCTAAGATCTAAGACTAAGATCTAAGACTAAGATCTCTACGCGCGCACGTATATGAAGAAAAGTTATCCACAGGTTATCCACAGGGTTATCCACAGGTTTCAGGGTAGTTATCCACAAGTTATCCACAGGTCAGTCTGCGGTGCTTTTGAGTGATTTTTCGTATTCTCTTTTGATTTCCTTTACGATCTCCTTTTCATCTTTAGAATAATCTCTAACGGGTTTGCCATTCAAATCCATCAGTCTGTACGGCATACGCTCAAGCCGTCTTTTTGCTTCGATGTTGGCTGCTTTGCTCACTTGATGTTCTCCGATAGCCAGACTGTGACCATTCCTTCTTCGGAATATTTCTTGGTTACTTTCAAGTACGTGACCTGCGAGTCATTCTCAAAGACAACACCTTGCATTCCGTCCAATACGGTTTTTGCGATGTTATCCACGTCTGGTCTTGCAGGGTAAATATCGCCGTCTAACGCCGACTGGCGCTTCGCTTTTGACCAGCTCAGGGGAATGCCCATCGCCGCGTAAATGTAGACCGTCAGGGGCGTCGTGAGTGGATCTCTGCCGGCCATTGCTTCAGCAGCTCGAGCCGCGATAAGTGCCTCGTACTCTCGAGTGACAGCCGGCGTGTAGCTGCGGGGCTTGCCGCCAGCGGTGCTGAACCGTGGTCTGCCCTTGCCGACAGGTGGTCCTGGGATCGTGAATTGTAAAGTCATCATTTCAATAAATTCCATGCTGTTGCTGCCACTGCTGGTACTTGTCCATTTCCAATCGCTTTAAGTCGGTCCACCCGAGCGGCCACCCCATTAGCCACTCGACCCACGTCGGGTTCAACGTCCCACCAACTCGACTTGCCAATGAAGGTTCGTTCCTCAACGCTTCGCTTGGTGCGTTTGTTTCCTTCGCGTTGTGTGCTGTTGGCGTCGGCCACAGATCTCTCACTACTGCATACGACAGTTTGTCCGCTTTGCCCGGACCAGATTGTGCATAGCCGCTGTGTTTCGCATCTTGCGCAATCGGAGTGGGCCACATTTGCTGATAATGCTGAGAAAAAATCGCTTCTCGTAGATTCGATAACGCTTTCCTGTTCTTCCGTCCCCCTCGGATTCTGTTTGCTTCCGCCAACAATTCCGGATCTCTCGCCGGTAATGTGTCCATTGTTGTTGGCGTGGGCCACAATCCAGATCCTTTCTCTCTTATGTGGGGCACCAACGTCTGCTGCTGATACGACACCCCATCGCGCATCAAACCCCAACGAGGCCAAGTCTCCGAGAACTCGATGGAGTCCTCTAGAAGTGAGCATTGGGGAGTTCTCCACAAAGACGTGGCGGGGTCGTACCTCGCCAATGATTCTCGCCATGTGGCCCCACATTCCCGATCTGGCTCCATCAATTCCCGCGCCTTTTCCGGCTGCGCTGATGTCTTGGCACGGAAATCCGCCAGATACGACGTCAACAACTCCTCTCCACGGTTTTCCGTCAAAGGTTTGAACGTCATCCCAAATCGGGAAAGGCGGGAGAACTTTGTCATTTTGTCTTGCGACAAGTACGCTAGCTGGATAGGGTTCCCATTCAACGGCGCAGATAGTTCTCCATCCGAGCAAATGTCCCCCAAGTATTCCTCCACCAGCGCCTGCGAAAAGAGCCAACTCATTCACGATTTCTCCGGTTGATGAAGCCGGATGATTTCACAGTTTTCTGCGCTTGTGGGAAAAATCTGACTTAGGGTTTGTCCCTACTCAAATAGTGCGCTTGCCCTCTTGATCTCGGTTGTCACCCACAGTAGAGTGACGGTCATGCGCTGCACGTCGTGGCGCACAACAGGAGTCCAAATGAAAATCATACTGAACCAGCAAGAAGTGCTGGACATTGTTCTGGCGTCGGTCAAGAACCGCATCCATGAACCCTTCAACGAAATTGTGCTTGAGAAATACAGCGACGATAACTTTGTCACGATCCGCTACGTAGAACCAACCTTTGAGGCAAGCGATGAAACCTGAACACGATTCCAACTTGACGATCATCCTGGCGTCAATCGCCGTCGGCGCAATGTCGGCAATCTGCTTGTTTCTCGCACTCTCTGGAGGTCTCTGATTATGGTAGGCAAGGTCACCCCCAACACAATGTTGTCGGCATCCCGCGTCCCGGCCCTGCTGGGACACTCAAAGTACGAGACACCTAATGGTGTCCTTACGAGCGTCATAAACGCGCTACAGGACGCTCCAGAGCATTTTGAGACCAACGAGGCGATGCACTGGGGCAACTTGTTGGAAGTGCCATTGCTGCTCGAGGCAAGCGCACGTCTGGGTCTGTCGCACTTAGTGCTGGACCATCCCAAGCCCTACTTCCATCCTGACGCGCCGATCGCTTGCAGCTTAGATGGACAAGGAGACGGCAACGGTCTGGTTGTGACAGATAACCCAGACGCTGGCGTTTACGTGGTTGGCGCCGAGTCAATCACGCTGGATGGCGTCGGCGTGCTCGAGGCAAAGGTCACCTCGGTGTATCCCGAAGATTACCCAGCGCTCAGCCGCGGCCCTCTCCAGCTCCAGGCGCAGATGGATATTACTGGAGCTAAGTGGGGAGCTGTTTGCGTCTTGTATCAAGGCACCGAACTGAGGATATTCCTGTTTGCGCCCCATGAGGAAACGCAAGCGTTGATCCGAGCCAAAGCCCGTGACTTTGAAACCAAGCTCACGCATTGGACAGAGACTGGTGAAGTCGAATGGTACGACCCTGCCACTCCTGCGGAGTACGGCACCAAGTGGCCAGGTGATGCCAACTTAGACAGCGTTGATCTTGGCGAGTGGGGGGCAACCCTTGCCGAGCGGATTGTCAAAGCAAAAGAGCAAATCAAAGTGCTTGAAAAAACCATCAGCGACGACGAAGCCGAGCTGAAGGAGATGCTGGGCAACGCCACCAAAGCGCACGCTGAGGAATTCCGTATCTCCTGGCCAATCCGTAAGTACCAGGCGCAGCCGGAGAAGGTCGTACCCGCCAAGCCTGCGCACTCAATGCGCCAGTCAACAGTCACAATCAAGGGACCAAAATGAAAATCGCAGCAGCATTTGTCGCAGCAAAGAAAGCCTTTGCGCCAGCGCTTAAGACCAGCACCAATCCGCATTTTCGCAACCGATACGTTGATTTGGCCGGCTGCTTGGAAGCAGTCAACGACGCCTTGCTCGAGAACGGCATTGCCGTTTACCAAGAGACCTTTGAGGTTCCCGATGGCGTCTGCGTAGAAACCTGTTTTCTCCATGAATCCGGTGAGACGCTACGCATGGGCAAGCTCCACGTGCCAGCAGCTAAACACGATCCGCAAGGATATGGCTCGGCATTGACCTACGCTCGGCGGTACTCGCTCATGGCTGCGTGCGGCATCGCCGCGGAGGATGACGATGGCAACGCCGCCAGCCGGAAACCGCCTCAACGCCCCGAGGGTAAGCCTGCAAATCCGTTGGATGCCGTAGCACCCAAAGTCCAACCAAAGCCCTCTGAACCGTCGCCAGACGTCATTGAGTTTGAGGATGGCGCTGGTGGCACTTGGGCATTGCGAGTGCCCAACGAAGCCAAGCCACGCTCAATGAGCAACGACGAAGCTGGATGGGTTGTTGAGTTCAATGCGCTGGCCGACGCAGTGATGAAAGCCGGCAAAATCCCGCCGGCAGATCGCATCGCCAAGCTCAAGCTGTTGAGAACCAGCAACGACGCTGAAGTCGCTCGATTGTCTCTGGTAGAGCGTGCCAGGTTCCTTCAGACCTTCTCAGCACGGATTGGCGCCCTTGATGCGCTGATGCAAGCAGCGGCATGAGGATGGCTCAGATCCGGCTTCTGGACGCAATCGGTGGGCTAGAGAAGTCTTTGGGCCGGTTGCCGTCCATGAATGAAATAGCACGGGTTCTGGGCTGCACCCCCCAGAACGTTCATAAGATGATTAAACGAATGAGGAGCAAAAATGAAACGGTGTCCTCCTTGCCACGGGAATTGCAATCAGGGAAGAAATTGCCCAGTAAGGAACAAAAATGACTGATAAGTCGGTAGGTAAGTTTGCCAAATTTACTGATGGAATCTGGCGCGAAGTGACTGATGGATCACCCGGAGTGCCGCTTTACGCCGCGCCGCGCGAGTGGGATGGGCTGACGAATCAGGAACGCAATTATCTCTGGCGAGAATTTACTGGATGGGGTGACCCATCGCATGACGATGAAAATTTAATGAAAGCCATTGAAGACAAACTCAAGGAGAAAAACACATGAGCGGTGGACATTTTGAGTATCAGCAATTTTATCTGCAACGCATTGCTGACAACATTGAACAAGCAATCCTTGAGGATGAACGCGATACCTATGATGAGAAATACAGTCCAGAAACCATCGAAGTGATGAAAGGGACAATTTCATTGCTCAATATGTGCTACACCCTGGTGCAGCGCATTGACTGGTTTCTGTCTGGTGACGACAGCGAGGAAACCTTTCACAAGCGCTTAAAACAGCAATTGATGAAAGAAACAAAGGAGCATTTCGATGAAAATGTGGGTTGATCCACCCGAGGGTTGGCGCTACGGGTTTCCCAAGATCTGGGACACAGAGCTGCACGACAATATGCTGCACTGGTTAGACGACCGCGGTTACCCGCCAGACTTGCGTGACCAATATGGTGAGTACTTTTTTGTCCGGCAATGGTCCGTTACAGACGACGCTTTGGGAATTTAGAGCGCAGACACGTCAATGAGCTGGCCCCGGAAGTCCAGTATTCCTTCGGCGTGTTTGATTGCTAATTCCGGAATCAAGAGCCGGGAATCTCGGAATGTAAGCACGGCAAACCCAGATCGCCAGTTGACTGGGTTGTCTTCCAAGTAATCGTTGAATTGTTTGCCGTCAATGTCGGCCAGCGTACCGGTGTCCACCCCATAGCGGTTGCCGCGATAATCCGTGAATGGCGTGACCTTAAGCGAATGCAGATGGCCGGTGACGATGCTGATGCCGCTGCCCATCGTGTTTGTGTGCGTTGCGTGGACGCCGTTTTTGTAGCGGTGCTTGACCACCACGTCATCAGTCAACCAGCACGACCAGCACGGCTTCCACGCTTGGAAATGGTCTCGCAACGAGAAGCCTGCTACGCCCTCATATCCCCCCGCGTTAGCAGCCAAGAAGTTCTCAAACCTAGAGTCGTGATTGCCAAGTGGCCAAATGAGCTGGACGTTGTGGCGTGCTGCTTTGGCAACCGCCTCAATCTCTGCCAACGCCTCCTGGCAGGCGTTAAGCTCCTCCTTAACACTAGGTTGTTGTGTCCACCCAATTCTAGGGTATCTGCTGATTGAAGCCCCATCAAAGGCATCGCCGTTGTTGATCACAGCATAAGGTTTAAGCTGGCTGATCGCCCACAGCAGCCCCTTGAACGCCGTTGTTCGCAATCCTGGCCAGAAGTGTGCGTCAGAGAATACGATCACCGTGCCGTCCGTGATACCGGCGTTGTGACGTGCTTTTGTCAGGTGATGCGTTTGCAGATGCTCAAACGATTTAGCGTTTACTGCGGTTGCTTCAAGTTTGATCTTGAGTTTGGCTTCCAGTCGCCGGCGATTGTTGTGTGCCCAGCGCTCAGTGAACCCAAAGAAATTGGCAACTTGTGTTGCGCTTTTGAATTTCTGCCACGCAACCAGAAAATCCTCGTCGGAGATCTTGGTTTTTCCAGCCATTTTTTAGCACCATTTGTTTCGTTGGTGCTAAATACCACGCTTAGATTACGTTGTCTAGTGCCAACTGTTTGTTTTATATATTTTTTTTCGCAAAATCCTCAACCGCGTTGACCCGACGTGTCCAACCCTTGCCAAACACAGCATAAGCCTTCAATTTCTCAAGGAATCTCAGCCTGAGATCGCTGTAATCTTCAATTAGATCGACCGCCTTTTCGCGCTTGACCGCGGCCAGGGTAACCGGACCTATGACGCCATCGTCATCCACGCCTAAGATGCGCTGCAAGAATACAATCGCCTGTTTGGGTCCACTGTTAACCGCGCAATCAAAGACGCAGTAGTCAAGACCAGCCGGCAGCTCGTCGCCCCAGACCTTGTTCCAGTAGCGCCCCCGGTAGAGCGGAAGCACGTCAAAAACGTCCAGATCGCGCATACATTGCTCGTCGGCACTCTCGCCTGTCCAGTCTTCCCAGACGCGCTTGGTGACGCCGTGGTTGGTCATTCCACCTGGGTCTGATGGATGGTTGCAGTACCCGCCCTCAAAGCCGAGCGTCAGATCTAGTGCTTTCTGGAAATTGTCTTTCATTTTGATGCTACTCCTTGAACTTTCTCAAAGGTCCGAAGACCGCCAAGTCCAAGCATACCGAACATCAGCTCCCAAAGGGTGGCGTCAAGGGTAGGCATTTCCCCTAGTTCAACACCATAAATTCGCCCGACGTAAGACCCAATCGGTCGTACAACGTACTGATAGGCAAGTGCCGTAGCACAGACCCATCCGATCGCCGGACGCCAGCCGGCCACAAACAAGCTGCCTGATGTTGCTTCAGCTTTGTTGATCTCGAGCTGGCCAACGATCTTGGCAAGCTCGCCCGACTGTTGAAGTTTCAGTAGCTCAAGCTGTGCGCTGGCCTGCTGCGCTGGGTCTGGCCATACTCGCTTGATGATCTCACCACCAAGCCCGAGGATTGCCTCGATCCCGATCATTTGGACCAGTGGCTGATGATCCAGCCGGCAGCGGTGCTAATGCCGCTGATGACTGCCATGCCGAACCAAAAGCCACCCTTGCTCTGATTAGCAAGCTCCAGCAGTTTCTTTATGTCGGCTTGCATATCGGCAACCTGTTTTTCCAGTAAATCGACCTTGGCGATTAACTGACCATATTTGACGGGATCAATATCTGACATGATCGACTCACGGTTTGTAATTCAAGAAATCTTTGAGCTTGGTCTGCTCACGAGATATTTTACGATTTTCTCGTGCAACATTCAAAAGTTTGCCACCGCCGTATGCAAGCAAACCAAGCCCAGGCTCATCAGCAAAGGCTCGGCCAGCAGCTTCAATACCCAGACCACCTATAGCCCCAAGGATTGTCTCACCGCTGCCTGATGTGCTCACTATGTCTTTAGGATTAGTCTGAATATCAGCAACATTTTCATTAAGCGTGCGATAAAGGTTTGCCCCTTCGGGACCAAAGACCAGATCTAACTTGCCGCTTTTGTCCAGATTGGTGACTAACTTGTTTAGTTCTGCCGTCGACACATAGCGCCGACCTTTGGTGTCGAGCTGAGCTGATTTGGTCGTGCTTTCTAAAATATGCTCGCCAAACCGACCTTTAATGTCGCGCACCAACTGCTGGCCTTCTGGACCAGAATTGTCTAACAAATCAAAAACCCTGCGAACTTGGTCGCCAGACTTTCCAAGGAAAATTTGATCAAAGATTTTTTCTGTGGGAACCGCCTGGTCGGTGGTGCCTTTTTTGATTTGGTTGATTGATCGAACCGTGCTTTGATTTTCAAAATCGTTCGACCATTGCGCTCGCTGCCGTCTAGCTTGCTTATAAATGTCGCCACCAGCGTTTTCGGTGATGCTGTCAATTAAGCGTTTGGTTTTGGTCGACAATGCCGATTGACGCTTGTCCGTCCAATCGGTCTCATCATTGATAAGCTGCCGAATGTCTTCAAGCTGGCGCACGCCAATCGACCGCGTACCGCTTGGATCGTTAGCTGCAAATTCTTCCTCAATGATTCCGTACAACGGATTCTGAGATTTGCGAGTTGGACGATTGGCCGTTGACTTGTTGATAAAATCCAGCACCGGCTGGTAGGAAACTGGTTGCGCCAGTTCACCCGCTGCTTCTGCCGCTGTGTACTGATTGCGAATGTCTGCCATGCGAGCATCTTTGATGTCTTGCACGTAGGTTTTGATGCGTTGCCCAAAGTCGGTTGGTGAAACGCCTTGAGACTGAGTTCCAGTCCTTTCAATTCCGGCTTGCATATTCTGCTGAATTTGCGCATTTTGTTCAGCGTTGCGCTCAAACACTTGCTCGGCTAAATGCGGAGTCTTGGCAGCGACTGCAAGATATTTGACATCAGATGGATTTTTAGTTGCTTGCGCTCGATTGAGCGTAATTGGAACGGGTAGGCTTGCCGCTCGTTCAGCTCGCATCCTTGGCGTGTCAACAGCCGCTGCACCTACGCTACCTGGTGTTGCTGTTGCCCCTGCCTGTTGAGCTTGAGCCGTTGCACGTGCCTGAGCTTCTTGCAAGCTCGGAGCGTTGGCAAGATCTTGGAACGCTTGCTCTTTTGCCGCTTGCAATTCGCGTTGTGTTGGAGCTTCTGCAACCCGAGTCAACGCCGCTTCTTTTGCCGCTTTCTGTTCTGCCAATTGGCGCTGGACGTCGGAATAAACTACGCGAGGTTTTGGCTGGCCTGGTGCCGGCGCTGCCGGAGCTGGTGCGCCGATGCCTGGCTCAACCCGCGGTGGCGGTGCCTTGGCCGCAAACTGATCGCGCAGTGCTTGCTCGGCGCCATAGGTGGCTGCGCCAGCCTTCTGGCCAACCTTGGCAGCGCCAGGAATCGGCAGCAGACCAAGCGACCCAATCATATTCTCAACGTCGCCAACTGGAATGCCGGTCTTGTCAGCAATCCAGGCTGCGCCTTTGCCAACGTTCTCGCCGATGTAGTTTGTCAGTCTACGGGTGGCTTCGGCTTTGTAAGCCGGATCTTCGCTGATACCCAGAGCACGGCCAAACGGGTCTGTACGCTTCTCAACAAATTCTTGGACAGACTTCTGAGCTTCTGGAGCTGGGACGCCCATTGCACGTTGTATCGCATAACTTCCTTGACCAACAAGACCAGTAAGACCACCAGCAGCAACATCAGCCATGCTAACGATGCCTTTCCCGAGATCGGCCATAGAGCCGACCTTATACTCCGTCTTTGGAGCCGCTGGCTGAGGAGCGACTGTTGTAGTAGGGATTTGATCTGCTGTCGCCGCTGAAGCCGTCTCAACGGGTTTTGGCGCAAGGTATTTCTTCATTGCCTTGCGTACCAAGTCCCCCTCAGGAACCCCCAAAGAGCCAAACGGTGACAGCTCTGATAGCTTTGGCGGTGTTGGCTTGGGTTGTTCTGGCGTTACGGTTTTGGCGCTTTGAAGCAACCGAATGACGTTATCTTCTGGCTCGCCGCTTTGATCGGCTTGTGCGCTGCCTTCTCGCGCCTTGGCTTGCCGAGCTAATGCCGCGTTGAATTTGTTGATGTAATTGGCCGGGTCTTTTGTGACGTGACCACCGTAGAGCGCCAGCCCTTTGTTGAGATCGCCACCGCTCTTGTCTACAAAATCTTGTAAATGCTGCCGTGCCGCTTCCCTGGCTTCAGGTTCATTAAATGGATCAAACTTGATCCCCTGCTTAGCAAGCTGAGTAACGGTGCTTGGCATGAATTGATAAGCACCCATTGCCCCGCTGTCTTTGTTGACAGCTTTTGGGTTGTTGCTGCTTTCAATCTCGCGCAACGCATCAAGATGCGCGTCGGTGACCATTGTCCCCGGTTTTGCACTTTGCAATAAGCGCTCAACATTATCCATTATAGCGATCCGGTTTCGCGCAAACGCTTGATGTTTCTGTACTTTTTGGTAAGTTCGTCAATTTGCTTTGGCGATAACCCTTTAAGAATAATTTCTTTGGTAACCTTCTCTTGCTCTTTTGGATCTTGAACCAAATCCTCCAATCCCATCAGTTCAAACACCCTCGAGTCAGAGTTCTTGGACCATAATTGTTTGAACGTTGCATGATTGGCGTCACCGTATCGCTGCTGGAACAAGTCAGCAGCAGCGCCCTCGGCTTCGGTCGCCAAGACGTCGCCATAAGTGCGTCGAGCAATAGCGCGAAGCACGTCTGGTGCGTAGGTTTTGTCGCCGTTTGCGTGCTGTGCAAGCGATTGACCAGCAACAGTATCTAGAGATCCACCCTTGGATTGAATCAATGAAATCTGAAGGTTTGCCAGATCTTTTGAGAGTTGCTGATAATTTGGATCGCCAATAAATTCTCGAATTTTTCTTTCTGCTGCGCCAAGAACGCCAGTTGAGCGGATAGCGTTTTTTTCAATCTCGGTAGCCTTAGAGACAACCTCTTGAATGTTGCGTCGGGTAGTCTGCATTTGTGGCTGAAGCGACACTAAACCGTTGCGGTATTTCATCCCGATTTCTCGGTCGGCTTCTTCGCCTTGCACCGGCGCAAACGCCTGACCAGGCGTCCGTTGCGGATAGCGCATCGACATTTGAGTAGCGGTGACGCCTTGTGGTTGTACGACTGGCGGTTGGCTTGGGATAAGCTCTGGCTGGCCCTGCGGCACTCCTGCGCCGAGCTTGTTTGCTGGGCCTGTTTCATATGGGCCTAGGGTTATAACATTTGATCGAATCGGAATGGGGCTTGTCTGCGCGCCTTGCTGTGGCATTTGTTGAGCAGGCATTTGCTGACGTGGCTCAATCCGAGTCGGCACAAACTGTGCGCCTTCTGGCGTGGCCACGACGCTGCCAGGCACGCCACCAAAGCTGACTTGCGGTGGGCCAGGTGGAGCCAGCGATTGCTGTTGTTGCGCAGCAGTCTGCGAACCAATGATGTTGTTGTAAAACCAATTGTTGACCGGCGTCATGTCGCCTGTGCGTTTTGCATCAGCAATCTGGCTGGTCAATGATGACGTTAACAAAACGGCAGTTTTCTTTGGAATGCCAGATGCAATCAGCCTGTCTTCGGCGTCTCGGACGTCCATCAACGCAGCGCTTGGGTCTTGCAAAAGGTTTTGGAAAGATCGGGTTTGCGGCAATCCTGCCAACACTCGACGCATCCGTTCTTCATAGGTTGTATCAAGCTCAAACCGCCCTTTTTCGGCGCCAGTCTGAGCCTGAGTGCTCATTGCTCGTTGACGGTCAATTTCTGCCTGTTGTGTATCCCGTGCAATACCAAGTTCAATCCGAGCTTTTTCTTGCTGGATTGGGTTCATTGCCTGTTCTTGCTCAAGCGCCTGAGCGCCCCGAGCCAAATTCAGCAGATTGCCAGCGCTACCTAGAAAATCAATCGGCTTGACGCCCAGCGGAATGGTTGGATCAAGTGCCATGATTTATCCGAGGGTTGGATAGTAATTGCCTTGCATACTCTGCTGCTGGGCGC